ATGTATAGCTTATGAATTAGAAAAAGAAAAGATTATTAAGTACGTAGAAAATACTACAATGCCCACTGCAGAACAAGTAGCCGTTTTTAATGATTTTAAAGATGTTGAAGGAACTGAGATTAACGCATCTGATATGAAAGATTTAGATAGGTCTCATTTTGATGCTACTGTAAACAACGGAACTAATGAATTGGAAAATTTAGGATTGGAAAACTATAGCAAGAATAGAAGTAGAGGAGGTAAAAATTTAGAAAAGGCGTCAGTCTAATATGTATCAAAACATCTATTATCAACGAGAAAAAAATCTCATCCACTTATGGGATGACCAAAGAGGATACTCATCCTTTCCATACACTCGATATGCATACGAACCTGCAGAAAGAGGAGAGTTTCGTTCTATCTACGGAGACAAGTTAACTAAGATATACAAGTTCAAGAAAGATGACCCAAACCTTTTTGAGTCAGATGTACCTGAAACCACGAGAGCACTTGTAGATTTGTATTCAGATTCAGACGAAAGTTCCACAGGTCATGTTGTTCTTACTTACGATATTGAGTGTGAGATGGAAAGTGGATTACCTGACCCACAAGAAGCTAAGAACGAACTTACTTCTATTGCCTTGCATGATTCTGCAACCAATCAGTATTGGGTGTTGGTTATGGACAAGGAAGGTAAGATGTTGGAAAAGAAAACTGACAAGGCAATAGTAATTCCATTTACTGATGAACGTGATATGTTGATGAAGTATTTGGAATTGTATGAATATATCAATCCATCTATTGTAACTGGTTGGAATATCGATTACTTCGATACACCTATGTTATACAATAGAATCAAAAGATTGTTAGGTGAAAGACAAGCTAATAGACTATCACCAATCGGTCAATGTTTTTGGTCTCCTTATCGTAAGAGATTCTTCATGGCTGGTGTATCTTACTTAGATTATATTTCACTTTACAAGATTTACAACTATGGTGAGTTACCAAACTACCGATTAGATACGATTGCACAAATCGAATTGGGTAGAGGTAAGATTGAATACCAAGGTAATCTTGACCAATTATTCAGAGACGATATCGAAAAGTTCATCGAGTATAACTTGGTGGATGTTGAATTAGTAGTTGAGTTTGATAAGAAACTTCAGTTTATTGATTTGTGTAGAGGTATCTGTCACGCTGGACACGTACCTTATGAAGACTTTGTATATTCATCCAAGTATCTTGAAGGTGCACTCCTAACATACCTACGTAGAAGAAACTTAGTAGCTCCTAACAAACCAGCAGATAGAGAAGAAAGAATGAAAGCTATCCGAGACAACAACGAGGAGAAGTTCATTGGAGCATACGTAAAGCCACCAATCGTAGGGAAGTATGAATGGATTTATGATTTGGATTTAACCTCACTATATCCATCCATCATTATGACTTTGAATATCTCACCTGAAACTAAGATAGGTAAGATTCAAGATTGGGATGCACAGAAATTTGTAAAAGGAGAAGTTGATACTTATTATATCGGTGATGATTCGATTAGTAAAGAGAATCTCAAAAGATACTTGGATGATTCAAAATATGCAGTATCTTCTAATGGTGTATTATACCGTACAGATGTTACGGGTTGTATCCCTGGCATCCTTGACATTTGGTTTGCCCAAAGGGTAGAATACAAAAATGAAATGAAAAAATATGGAAAAGCTGGAAACAAAGAAAAGTATGCCTTCTTTCACAAACGTCAGTTGGTTCAGAAGATTCTACTTAACTCTCTTTATGGTGTGCTCGGTCTTCCTGCCTTTAGGTTTTATGATATTGATAATGCTACCGCGGTTACCACAACAGGACAAACAGTTATTAAGTCAACTGCTGATATGGCTAACATCAAGTACAATAAGGAACTTAATACTCCTAACGCTGACTCTAATATATACATCGATACTGATTCTGTATTTTTCTCTGCAGCTCCCTTATTGGATAAACGAAACCCAACTTGGAGGGATAATGACCAAGATACAATCGCTGGTTATGTAAATGAGATTGCAGAAGAAGTACAAGATTATCTAAATGATTTCTATGATATACTTTCAGAGAAGATTTTAAATGTTCCAAAAGATAAACATAGATTAGAGATTAAGAAAGAGTATGTTGCGAAGGCAGGGTTGTGGATTGCCAAAAAACGATATGCTCAATGGATTATATCAGATAATGGTGTACCTGTGGATAAGTTGGATGTGAAAGGATTGGATGTAAAACGAAGTTCATTCCCAAAAGCATTTCAAGAATGTATGGGTACAGTTCTAATTGATATTCTAAAAGGTAAATCAGAAGAAGAGATTTCAGATTACGTAGTTGACTTCAAAAAGAATATGGTAAATAGACCACAATCTGAGATTGCCAAAAACTCGGCAGTAAAGAACCTATCAAAGTATATGCCGAAGGGTAAGAGACAATTATTCCAATTTGCTAAAGGTACACCTGCTCACGTTAAGGCAGCTATATCATACAATGATTGTTTGAAACACTTTGATTCACCATTTAAATACGAACCGATGAAAAATGGTGATAAGGTAAAATGGGTATATCTAAAAACAAATCCACTTGGATTGGATGGTGTGGCCTTTACTGGTTACAATGACCCACCAGAGATAGAAGAGTTTATCGGAACATACATTGACCACAATAAAATATTTGAGAGAGAACTCAAAGGAAAATTACAAGATTTCTTCGATGCAATTAGTTGGGGAGATGTAATCTCGGAACAAAAAACTGCGGAAAAATTCTTTTCGTTTTGATAAAAAATATATATTTATATACGTAAACTATAACACTTAAATTTTTAATTATGCAGAAAACCACAATGAACCGTTTCATCTCTAAGTATAACTTAGCAGGGTTGGTAGAATCAGTAAAATGGGAAACCAAAGATGGAACATTATCCACTTCATTTATTTCAGATGACAAATCAGTTTTAGGTTCAGTTTCATTAGAAAACTTTGATGAATCTGATTGTACCTTTGGAGTATATGATACAACAAAACTAACAAAGATGTTAGGGGTTTTGAGTGATGATATTGATTTCAGTATCACACAATCAGAAGGTAAGGCAATCTCACTTAAATTCAAAGATAGTGCAACATCAGTTAATTATATGTTGGCTGACCTATCAGTTATTCCAAATGTACCTGATTTGAAACAATTACCAGAGTTCAATGTAACGATTAACTTAGATGATGTATTCATTAATAGATTCATCAGAGCGAAATCGGCATTGGCAGATGAGAACAACTTTACTTTCACTTGTAAAGATGACAAAGGTCAAATCGTATTAGGACATTCAAGTATCAACACAAACAGAATTAAGATTGATGTTGATTGTACTTGTGATGGTGATGTTGAACCAATCTCATTCTCAGCAAACTTCTTAAAAGAAATCTTAGTTGCAAACAAAGAAGCAAAAGATGCAACACTAAAAATCTCTTCACAAGGATTAGCTCACATTTCGTTCGAAATCGATGAGTATAAATCAGATTATTACTTAGTAGAAATAAATAACTAATATGAACTTATTCTGGGAAACAGAAGAAGTCAAGGAAGGTTTTGATTTTGAACAATCCAAATCAGACTTGATTGAAAACTTAGATTACTTGCACTCTATGAGTGTAGAGGAACACACTCTATACAAGAAGTGGAAAGAATTACAGGACCCGAATATCATAAAGAACAAGTCTTTAATATCATACTTTTACGATAGTCAATGGAAACCAACTGACATCAACAACAAAGAATTGACAATTAAAGAAATCAATGAACTCGAACCTTATGTTGAAATAGTCGGTGATAATTCCAAAGACATAGCTAAGTGGACGTATCTCAGAAAGATGATTCATACCATGAGTTGGGTTGCCAATCCTGGTAGAAATGTTAAGATATCAGTAAGAGACAGAAAGACAAACAAACTTCTTGGTCTGATATCACTTGGTTCAGATGTAACCTCTATCAAAGTTAGAGATGATTACATCGGATGGACTCAAGATGATAAGTTTAAAAATGGTAAACTTAACAATACAACTATTGCTACTTCGATTGTATCAACTCAACCCCTTGGTTATAATTTCTTAGGTGGAAAGTTAGTATCTATGATGTGTACTGTTCCTGAAGTTAGAGAATATTGGGAAAAGAAGTACAAGAACAAATTGATTGCAGTGAATACTACTTCACTTTACGGAGTACATTCTCAGTACAATGGGATACCTCACTACAAAACGTTGGGTGAAACTGCTGGTAAAATTTCTATCAAACCTGATGATGATGTCTACGAACCATGGCATCATTATGTGAAAGAAAAATATCCAGAATGGTATCAAGCTGAAATCATGAGTAATAAAAGTAGTCCTAAACAACGAATACTAAATAAGATATTCAAGGAGTGTGGGATTAAACTTACAGATTATCATCACGGATACAAACGAGGAGTTTACATAGCTCAGATGTATGACAATGGAAATGAATTTTTATGTTCTAAAATCGATGAGAAAGATTTGAAGATGAAACAAAAGTTTGAAGAAGGTGTTGATTACATTTCACGATGGTGGAAGAAGAAAGCTATAAACCGATACACTAAGTTATATGATACAGGTAGATTGAAACCAGAACACTTATACTATGTAGAAGGTATTGGAATCACATGGGAATCATTCAAAGAAAAATACTTATCCGAAGTAGGAAGATAACACTATGGCATTTTTTGAACAAACAGAAGAACAAAAAACAAACAACTCACTATGGGTTGAAAAATACAGACCACGTAAATTAGAAGATTACGTAGGTAATGACCACTTGAAAGAAAAAGTATCGGAGTATCTCCAAACAGGTGATGTTCCTCATTTACTTTTCTTTGGTAAAGCTGGTACGGGTAAAACAACTTTGGCTAAGTTAATTGTTAACTCGATTAGTTGTGACCACATCATCATAAATGCATCTGATGAAAATAATGTGGATACCGTTAGGAATAAAGTAAAGGCATTTGCATCAACGGTTGGATTCAAGGATTTGAAAGTAGTAATCTTGGATGAGTTTGATTACATGACACCCAATGCACAGGCAATCTTAAGAAACTTGATGGAGACTTTCTCAAAACATTGTAGATTCATTCTAACGTGTAATTATGTAGAGAAAGTTATTGACCCAATCCAAAGTAGATGTCAGACTTTTCAGATTGTACCACCAACTAAAAAAGATGTTGCGGTTCAAATTTCTAAGATTTTGAGTTCAGAACAAGTTAGATTTGAACCACAAAGTCTTGTACCAATAGTTGATTCAAGTTATCCTGATATTAGAAAAATTATCAACACTTGTCAATTAAACTCTTCAAAGGGAGAACTAAGGATTGCAACAGAGAATATTTTGGATGGTGATACTAAATCTAAATTGATAGAAATCATCAAATCAAACGATGACAATAGAAACAAGTATATGAAAGTAAGACAGACGATTGCGGATTCAAGAGTTCAAGATTTTACAGACTTCTATACTTTCTTCTATGAGAAGGTAGATGATTATGCAAAAGGAAACACTTCAAACGTAATCTTATTACTATCAGAATCACAACACAAAGATGCCTTGGTTGTGGACAAAGAAATTACATTCATGGCTTTCATGATTCAATTACTAAATTTAATAAAATAAAATGGCAAAAGTTAAAGTAAAAGAAGGAACAAGTACTGTTTGGTATCAAGAAACTAAACAAGTAATATTTGAACTCGAAGATAATCGAGTATTAGCCATCAGACAGATGGAAGATGATAATGGTGTAGAAACTTATTATCAGTATGGTGATGAAAATGGTGAGATTCACAGAAAAGGTAATTGGGTAAATGCATCTCACTATCAACACGAATATGAAAATCAAGAAGAACAATTATTGATTGAAACTTTAGCAGGTTCAATTTTTATGGATGACTATACCGATGGAGAAGAGGTAGATACAACTGAATTAGAAGAAATGTACTAAAATGGCAAAAGAAATTATTTTTAATGAAGAAGCAAGAGCGTCACTAAAGAAAGGTTTAGATACTTTAGCAGACGCAGTAAAAGTTACTCTTGGCCCAAAGGGTAGAAACGTACTTTTACAAAAACAACATGGTACACCACATATTACCAAAGATGGTGTATCTGTTGCAAAAGAAATCGAATTAGAAGATACATTCGAGGATATGGGAGCACAACTTGTCAAAGAAGTATCACAAAGAACGGCAGACATTGCTGGTGATGGTACAACTACGGCAACTGTATTGGCTCAAAGAATGGCAGAGATTGGATTCAGTATGGTTAACGATGGTGCAAATCCCGTTGGACTAAAGAGAGGAATCGATACTGCGGTTAGAAATGTTGTAAACGAATTGAAAGAACACTCAATTAACGTTGGTTCTGAAAACGAAAGAATTGAATCAGTCGCAACCATCTCAGCTAATGGAGATAGTGTTATAGGAAAATTGATTGCGGGAGCATTCGATACTGTTGGTGTAGATGGTGTGATTACAGTTGAAGAATCAAAAGGTATTGAAACTTCAATGGAAGTTGTAGAGGGTATGCAATTCGATAGAGGTTATTTGTCACCACACTTTATTACAGATGTTGACAAGATGAGTGTTTCTATGGAAGACCCCTACATCCTATTATACGATGGAAGACTTAACAACGTAAATGATATCCTACCTATCCTCGAAACCGTATCTCAACAATCAAGACCTTTACTTCTTATAGCTGATGATGTAGAAGGTGAGTTACTTGGGACACTTGTAGTTAACAAGATGAGAGGACTTATCAACGTATGTGCAGTGAAGGCACCAGGTTTCGGTGATAGAAAGAAAGAGTTGATGAGGGATATTGCATCAGTAACTGGTGGAACATTCGTAACTTCAGAAACAGGATACACTTTAGAAAACATCGGACTTGAACACTTGGGAACTTGTGAAAAGGTTACGGTATCAAAGGATACAACTACGATTGTAAACGGAGCAGGTACTGAAGAGGCAATCCAAGAAAGAATCGTGCAGATTAAATCTCAAATTGAAAACTCAACATCAGATTATGATACTGAAAAACTACAAGAAAGATTGGCTAAGTTAAGTGGTGGTGTTGCGGTTCTTTACATCGGTGCTGGTTCAGAGGTTGAGATGAAAGAAAAGAAAGATAGAGTAGATGACGCACTTCACGCAACAAGGGCGGCAATCGAAGAGGGTATCGTACCAGGTGGTGGTATAGCTTTACTACAATGTGTAGACTTAGTTAATATGGGTATGACTCATACAGAAGATAAAGATGAGATGTATGGTATTGAGATAGTTCATTCAGCTTTATACTCACCAATCGAACAAATCTTAGAGAATGCAGGATTGGATTCGAATGAAATAATTAAAAAACTTCATCTTGAGTGGGGTAATTCATCAATTGGATATAATGCAGCAACTAATGACTATGTTGATATGATTGAACAAGGTATCATTGACCCAACTAAAGTAACAAGAACTGCGTTAGAAAATGCAGCATCAGTTGTAGGAACAATCTTGACAACGGAATGTATGGTAGTAAACAAAAAAGAAGAAAAGACAAATGGCTAAAATTTTAGGAATGAACAATGGTGGGGGAAATACTCCTCCACCACAACCAAAAATCGATATTACAAAATCTAAAGCAATGGTTTGTGAACATTGTGGATATGACGTATTCATATCAGGAACTAAGTTCAGAACCATATCAAAAATAGCTGCAGGTACACCTCAAGATGTGGTTATCCCGATTGAAGTATACTTATGTGGGGAGTGTGGTGAAGTCCATGAAGGATTTCTCCCACAAGAACTCAAAAATTTAGATAAGTAAAATGGCGAAAACGTTATTTGACCACATCAAAGCAGTTACACAATTTCAAGACCCAAGCTACTTCGATAAGTTAGAAGAGGGTGATAAAAAAACGTGGTCTAATTATATGATTCACAGATTCCTTTCAATGAATCCTGATTGGATAGAACTCATCTCCGACCTCCACCCTTACACAGAACAACTTCAACCAAAACAAATGTATCTTGCCTCAATGTTCAAAAAGGGAAGCTTTAGATTACTGTGATATATTGTATGGTACAAGAGAAGGTCGTGAAAATATAAAATACATATGTGAAAAATATGGTGTTGATAAAAAACAAATAACTAAACTAAAATTAAAAGTATAAAAGTTTGGATATTAAAAATATTTTTCGTATATTCACACAGATTTTATCTGTAAAAATATTGAGTCGTTCGATTCAATGGTTACTATAATTGTTATAGTATGTTTAATTTAAATTTAATTAATTTTATGAAACATTTGATGTTAAGTCTGTTTATGTTCTTTGGAACGGTAACAGCAGCGTTTTCACAAATTAGTGGAACGGTTTTGGAAGGGGGCTTAGGTGAACCCTTACCAGGCGCAACAATAGTTGTTAAGGGAACTGACAATGGTGTTGTAACGGATTTCGATGGTAATTTTACCATTGGAGCTAATGAAGGAGATACATTGGTTGTATCCTTTCTCGGCTACCAAACTTTAGAAGTAGTAGCCGTTGATGGAGCCTCAATTCAATTATCTCAGTCAACGAGCCAATTATCAGAAGTAGTTGTAACTTCTGGTGTAATTGATATCGCGAAGGTGAGAGAAACACCCGTAGCAGTATCAACAATCTCTCCACAAGAGATTGCGTTAAAAGTGGGGAACATGGAATTCCCTGAGATTATGAACAAAACTCCTGGTGTTTATGCAACTAAACAAGGGGGTGGTTATGGTGATTCGAGAATCTCTTTAAGAGGATTTGACCAAAGAAACACTTCTTTCCTTATTAACGGACAACCTGTTAATGATATGGAAAACGGATGGGTGTATTGGTCAAACTGGCAAGGTCTTACTGACGTTGCAAGTGGTATCCAAATTCAGAGAGGATTGGGTGCATCGAAATTAGCAGTTCCTTCAGTTGGTGGAACTGTTTCTATTTTTACAAGAGCCGCACAGAAATCTGAAGGTGGTTCATTTGCTCAAACAGTTGGTAACGATGGGTACACAAAAACCGCAGTAACTTACAACACAGGTAAGAGTGAAAGTGGTTGGGCTACTTCTTTATTACTTTCTAAATGGGCAGGTAATGGATACATCTACAACACTTCAGGTGAAGGTTGGACGTATTTCATGGCTATTGGTTATGAACCAGAAGGTTCTGACCATTCATTAAACTTATCTGTATTAGGTGCAGGTCAATGGCACCACCAAAGAGATGTTTGGGTTTCTATCAGAGACTATCAAAACTTTGGTGAAGAAGGCATTGACCCAAGATGGAATTCTAATGGTGGTACTTTAAATGGAGAAGAATTCTCAATGAGAAGAAACTTCTACAACAAACCATTAGCAACTCTTAACTGGGATTGGGAAATTTCTTCTAACCTTAAATTAGCTACATCATTATATGGTTCAGCTGGTAGAGGTGGTGGAACAGGTCCAAGAGGTAACTATTACAGAAACGGTGTAACAGACATTCTTCCTTACAGAAAAGACCTTACAGAACACTACTTAGAAAATGGTAGAGGTGCAAGAGATGCAAACGGATTCATTGATTTCGATGCATTAATCGCTGAAAACCAAAGTTCAACTCAAGGTTATACTGGTGATGTGGGTAGAGGAAATTACGCTGGATTACTCATTGGTTCTAATGGATTTAGAGATTCAAACGTAAACAGAGCAGTTATCGTAAGAAGAGCTTCTATGAACTCTCATAACTGGATTGGTGGTATCTCTAATTTAGAAGGACAATTTGGTAACTTCAGAACATCTATTGGTGTTGACTTAAGAAGTTATACAGGTTACCACTATCGTGCACTTAATAACTTGATGGGATTAGATGGTTATTACTCAACGGGTAATAAAAACTCAGCTGGTGTAATTGTAGAATCTACAATCGAAGCATCACCATTTAAGAACACAGGTCTCGCTGGACAAAAGATTGATTACTTCAACGTAGGTAAAGTAGGATGGCAAGGTGTGAACGGATTAGTTGAATATGCAACTGATAAGTTGACTGCCGTTTTACAAGGTGGAGTATCTAACCAATCTTTCCAAAGAATCGATTACTTTGACCAACCAGCTAACTTTGAATCTGAAGTACAGAATCAGAGAGGTGGTTATATCAAAGGTGGAGCAAACTATAACATCAATGAAAAATCAAACGTATTCTTTAATACAGGTATAATTTCAAGACAACCTTTGTTTGATGCAGTATTCCCTAATTACGCAAACCAAATCAATCCTGATTTACAGAATGAAGAAATTCGTTCATTCGAGTTAGGATATGGATTTATTAGTGATGACTTATCATTCAACGTCAACGCTTACTCTACAACTTGGGGTAATAGATTTGTATCTCGTTCATTAACTAACCAACAAGGTGTTGATGGATTTGCACAATTCAAAGATATTGATGTTGTACACAAAGGTATTGAATTTGAAGGTAGATATCAGATGTCTGATAGAACAAGATTCACTGCAATGGTTTCAGTTGGAGATTGGAGATATACTAAAGACTTCGAAGCTGAACTATTTGATGATAACCAACAATCAATTGGTACAGGTACTCTTTACCTAAAAGATGCTAAAGTAGGTGATGCGGCTCAGTTCGTAACAACTATTGGAGTTGACCAAAAATTAGGTAAGAAATTAAGATTGGATGTAGATTATAGATTTGTAGATGGTTTATACGCTGACTACTCTATTACTGATTCAGACTTTACACAACCTGATAATAACGGAGCATTGAAACTTCCATCATATGGATTGGTAGATGCAGGATTGACGGCTAGATTTGGTAAGTTCCAATTCAGAGCTAACATCAACAATGTATTTAATACGTTATATATCGCAGAATCTAATTCTAATATTCACGCAACTGCTGGTTCAGAAACGTGGAATGGAATTGATACGAGAAACTCAGTATGGTTTGGGTTCGGAAGAACTTGGAACGCATCTCTCAAGTATAGATTCTAAAAATAAATTATAAGGGAGGTGTAAAAACCTCCCTTTTTTTATTATGAAAGAGCAAAATAAAAAATCAAAAATGGAATTGTTATACCAATATGGTGTAATTTATTTCGGAACTGCATTAATGATGCTCTCACCCTTTGTTATCCAATCTTGGGTAGGTAAAGTGGGGATGATAATCGGTTTGATACTGATTACAATACAAACACAAAAAACTAAACAATATAACTTATCGTTATTGAATTTAGTGGGAATAGCTGGATATACATATTCACTAATTAAAACCTTATTATGAAAAAGTTACTATTATTATTACTATTAATTCCAACATTTGTATTAGCAGATGATTGGGGAAAGACAGGACACCGAGTTGTAGGTGAGATTGCAGAGAGACAACTAACTGAATCTGTAAGAGATATCGTAAGAGATTTATTGGATGGGGAATCACTTTCTTCAGTATCAACATGGCCTGATGAAATGAGAAGTAATCCAAATTGGAGACCATATGATAAATGGCACTATGTAAACTTACCTTTGGATGTAGAATATCCTGATGCGGATGTACCTGAAGAAAACGTAGTAACTATAATAGAACGAGCGGTGGCAATACTCAAATCACCATCCGCTGATAAGGAAATGAAACAATTCTACCTAAAGTATTTAGTGCATTTGGTTGGTGATATCCATCAACCAATGCATACAGGTAGATATGAAGATTATGGTGGTTCTAAAATTCCATTGAAATTCAAAGGAAGAAAAGGAACAGAAACTAATACCAATCTTCATGTACTATGGGATTCAAATCTAATTGATGACTTTAAAATGTCTTTCACAGAATGGTCAAATCATTTAGAAAACAAACTCGGTAAAACTGAAGTAAAACAACTTACAGTTTCAGATTGGACTTTTGAATCACATTGGTATGCAAGAGATATTTATAAAAACACACCACCTAATTCTTATCTATCATATGATTATGTTTACAAATATCATCCTTTGGTAGAACAAAGATTATATCAGGCAGGTGTAAGATTAGGAAACTTATTAAATGAAATATTTGGATAGTGAGTAAACTCATAAATTTATTTGGTGGGCCAGGAATTGGTAAATCAGGTATAGCATCAGGAATTACATACAAATTAAAAAAGAAACACATAAGTGTTAATAACCCATACGAATTTCCAAAGAGATTGGCATGGGATAACAATATACCAGCAATCAAAGACCAACTCTATGTATTTGCAAACCAACATAGGGGAATTGCTGAGAGTTATGGTAAGGTAGATTACATTGTGATTGATTCACCGATTTTATTCTCTACCATATACCACACATATTATACAGAAGGATACCCAGCAGAATTTTATGGACAAGAGTTCCATGACCTTGTAATTAGTTTGCATAAAAAATATGATAATCTTAATATCTTATTAGAGAGAGGTGATAGTATTCACAACGATGACGAAAGATTTCAAAACTTAGAGGAATCAATAATTATAGATAACCTATGTAAGAAGATATTAGATGACAACAATATTCCTTACCATGTAGTAAAAGTTGGTAAGAATACGGTAAAAGATATCTTACGGATACTTGAAGAATCGAAGTTTTATGATTGAAAAAAAAGATAACAAATCATTTTGTATTTTACCCTTCGTACATTTGTACGCTGAACCAACTGGTGAGATGAAACCATGTTGTATAGCTGGTGGATTTGAAAAACCAATTGACTTAAAAACAATGTCTATTGACGAAGCTTTCAATTCGGAACAAATGAAAGAACTTCGTGAATATATGTTAGAGGGTAAACGTCATAGTGTTTGTGATGTATGTTATATAAGAGAGGATAGAGGTGAAAAATCACCAAGACATAATTTTAATGAAAACAAATTATGGAAAATGCCAGAGGTAAAAGAAGACTTCTCAGTAGATACAGATTTTCAACACGTAGATATTAGATTCTCAAACTTATGTAATTTTAAATGTAGAATGTGTAATCACATTTTTTCTTCAAATTGGTATGAAGATGAAATAAAACTATTTCCAAAAGATACTGATGCTCATAATAAACCAAAAATTATGAGAGTAAATGATACGATAGTTGATGACTTAAAACCATACATAAAAAACGTAAATAGTTGGTATTTTGCAGGTGGTGAACCTTTGATAATGCCTGAACACGCACAACTTCTAAATCATTTACATGAGACTCAGCGAAGTGTAGATGTATGGGGTGTTGAAAAGAAGAATCTATCTATTCATTACAACACAAACTTATCAGTATTAAAATTTGAAAAGTATAATTTTCTTGAACTTTGGTTTGACTTCTACAAAGTATTCTTATCTATATCATGTGATGGAATTGGCAAAGTAGGAGAATATCAAAGAACAGGTTTTAATCATGAAAAGTTTATCAAAAATTTGAAACTGATACGATTATATTTTGAACCAGGTTCTTCAACTACATCAACCGAGGGATACAACTATAACTTTCAATATACAACTACTATGTATAATTTATTTCATATGGAAGAGTTTTATGATTTCATGATGGGAGAGGGATACATTACAGACGAAAGACACATCGATTGGTATTATGCATGGGCACCACATAGGAGTTCTGTGAAAAGTCTACCAAAAGGAGATAAAGTAAAGGCTATAGATTATTTAGAAAAATTTAAAAGTAGATTTAAAGAAGAATATACTTTGAATAAATTAGATTCAATCATCGAGTTTATAAAAGAAGAACACGGCCAAAACTTTGACAGATTCCAAAAATATGCAGATGTTGTTGAACAAAATAAGTTGATGGATGAATTTTATAATACCTCCATGAAAGAACTATCAGGTATAGACTTAGAAAAAGAATTTGAATATAAAAGAAAAAAAATTGGTAGTCTTGAGTGGAAAAATCGTATGAAAGATTTGGATTTCTCATAATTTTTTCGTATATTAGTATAAGAAAATTAAAGTTATATGGCTAGAGTATCATACTCTCAATACTCAATGTGGAGTTCTTGTCCACAACAGTACAAATTAAATTACATAGACAAACTCGGTGAAAGTTCAGGTAACATTCACACAATCTTTGGTACGGCAATGCA